GCTGCCTGTAGAGCGCGGCGGTGTTCGAAAAGTCGATGCCGCCCTCGAGCACGTCGAGCGTCAACGTCTCGATCATCAGCTTTGCGGTCATCTCGGAACCCGCTTCGATGAACTCGTAATCAAAGGGCTTCGCCGGAGCCTCGACCACCAGACCCGTCTCGGCAATTCGGCGCGCCTCGGATGCGAGCATCACGTGCTCAACGGGCGGCAGCGCTACCGTGTCTCCCAGGACGCGGCGCACCGTGTCGATCTGCGCCTGCAGGAGGCCGGCGCGCGCACGCTGGCGATCGGCGACGGCATGCCACGAGGCCGCATCTTTCGCGGCTTCGGCTTTCTCCGACTCAAGGCCAGCGATGGCCTGGCGCGCGCGGCGGCGCTGGTTTCGTCCGAATCGGCGGCTCATTCTGGTTGCTCCGGTACTTTGAAGAACCCCAGCGCGCCTTTGAGCGGCCGGAAGGGTAGAGGCTTGGCGTTGGCCAGGACGAAGCCGATGCCGCCCAGGTACCAGGGCGAGTTGCTATGGCTGACGCAATCGACGATGTCGACCTGGCCGACGATTCCGCCACGGTGCAGGGCATCGAATGCGAACCCCATCTCTCGCAGAGTCCGAGTCTTGGTCTTGCCGACGTTGCGCGGGTCTGCGCGGATCGCGTCCACAGCAAACTCGATGGCGCTCTCGTGCTCATCGCGCGTCATGCCCTTGCTGGCGTGCACCAGGATCGTCCCGCGCTCGCGGGTCATCCACGTCCGGTTTTCGATGTCCTTGATGCCCAGCACGATCAGGCTGGCCCACGGCTGGCGAATGCTGAGCGCCTTCATGCCGGGACCTCGTTCCATTCACGACCGTCGAGTGCGCGCCCTGCGGCCTTCTTGCCGGCCTTGAACGTGAGCATGGCGCCGGTGCCCTGCAGGAAGGCCATCGGTGCCAGTGGTGTGTGCACTGAGCCGTCCTCGTGGATCACGGCCTGCTCGACCAGGCAGGTACGTCCGTAGCAGTCATCGAGCGCGCCTTGGTCTTCGTGCAGGCGGGCCTTACGGTTCGCTCGATACAGCCGGTGTGTGAACTCTTCAGCCTGTTGGCTGATCGGGAACCACTCGCCCCATTGCTTGAACAGAAATGGCACGCCGGCGGTTGCGCACTGGTCGCGCAGGCCGCGGGCCCAGTCGGGATGCATTGGGCGCGCGCCGGGGCCGCTCTCGCCGCCGACGATCACCCAGTCGAGCGCAGGCAGATCGGGTGTGGGATCGCCGTCGTCATCCTCGCAGTTGGTCGTGCCGGCCAGCGGATAGATTTCGCTGTGCCCGTCGATGTCGATGCGCGAGAGATCCACCGGCCCGAGCAGCGGCTCCATGCTGAGAAAGCGCTTTGCCGCAGGAGCGGCCAGCAGCTTCGGAATATCGCGGTCAGCCTCGGCCTGATTCACGACGGTGGCGCCGAGCCAGACGTGCGGCCAGGGCCATGCGACAGGGCAGTCCGCGGGCAGAGCCTTCATGTTGTCTGGCAGCGTCTCTTCGATCATGCGCGCGGCGTTGCCGATTCGCTTGGTCAGCAGCAGCCAGTCCAGATGCGGCGTCGACAAGATCAGGTTGAACAAGTCGACGCGCCACTGCGGGTCTACCGCGTTGTCGAACACGTCGGCCAGGCTGGCGCAGAACACGCGCTGGCGCCGGCCGTGCTGGGCGAAGAAGGCTTCGTGCTGGGCATCCCACCGCAGCGGCATCTTCCAGTTCGCTACGCTGGTGCGCACCCGTGGTGCGCCCGGGCCCCAGGTCTCAGCGCCTTTGCTGCGCAGCACCCGAGCCGGCGTGCTCACCTCGGCATAGCAGCCGTCGCAGCCACCGCCGCCCGTGGCGGCTCTGGAGACCTTCGTGCACCCGATCCACGGGTTGAAGGTGTGGTCGCACCATTCGATCTTGGTGTCAGCCGCCATTGCGGGCCTCCCGGACGTTGATGACAGGCGGTTGCTCGGGCTCGATCTTCATTTCGAGCGCGAGGCCATGCTTCTGCGCGAAGGCAGCCAACTGCTCTGCGCCCATTTGCAGGCGCTGAATCTCCGCCGCGCGCACGCGGTCGGGCAATGTGTCGAGGAGGTTCATGCGAGTGCTCCCAGCGTGGTGATGATTTCGACGCCCTGGTGCTGAGCACGCAGGGTCAGCACACCGCCGAGTTGTTTGTGCAGGTCGGCCGCGATGTCTTCCTGGAAGCCGCTGTCCCAATCGGCGCAGGCCTGCTTGATGGTCTCGACCATGATCCGTTCCGGGGAGCGAATCTCCAGGCCGTAGATGATCTGGTCGCCGTCGTTGGGGCAGATGCTGGCGAAGACATGTCGATAGATGTTCAAAGCAACTCTCCTTGTTGGAACTGCGGTTCGTCAGGAACCATGAAGGTCCAGCGCGCCGGTGCGTTCTGGGATTCGATGCGCGTGCGCATGACCTGCGCGCGTGCTTCCTTTGTGGGCGGGGTGTAGGTGCCACGCCAGGCTTGATCGATGCCGATGTTTCGGCCGATGTTCGTGCTGTCGGCACTGGCGAAGGGCAGGCGCGAGAACACCTCGGGGTTCAGCATGCGCAGGCCGTGCAGCTTGCACAATGGTCGCCCTTCGTCATCGCAGACGACGCGGAGCGCCTGGGCCATACGCCCCCACCATGCGACGGTGCCAACGGTGGCGAACTCGCCGGAACTTCCGATGCATACGCGCGGCCAAGCGGCAGCGAGCCGCTCCAGCCGAGAGACGCTCTCGTGCATATGCCACACCGGCGCGCCAAACCAACGCGGCAGCGGCCATTCGGCCAGTAGCGAGTCGTTCGCTGCCTCGTCTCCGTCGATCACGTCCGGCACTACGGCAAAGTCACAGGACGGAATCAGCTTGCACTGCGCAGCCCACTCATAGAACGGTGACCAGTTCTGAATCGGCTTGCCTTGCTTCCAAGCGGTGAACGCACCGTTGTCGACGGCGAAAGACTGGCAGACCTCGGCCACGAGTGCAAGGTTTCGCGGCTCGGCGAAGCTCACAAAGCCATGTCCCGCCTGAAGTGCCACCGCGGCCGCAGTCTCGGGAGTAATGGGGAGGCCGTGATAGTGGATCATTTGTTCTTTCGGAACGCTTGGTTGAAATGGCTCTCGACGGCATGGCCGCGCGCCAGCACCGCACGTGCGAGTGCTGCACGGTCCTGATGGCTGGCGGGTGTTTGCCGCAGGAGGCCGAAATAGCTGTTGGCCGACTGGTGGACGTCTTCGGCCGGGGCCTGGGAGATGCGCTGGATGGCCGCAGCCACCGTGCGCGGCCGCGTGCTGCGATGCCATGGCTTGATGACATGGCCGACGAAGTCGATGCCGCGGTCGACTGGCTGCAGGATCGTCTTCTTCGGGTTGAGCCGGGCGCCGAGGCGCTCGGTCAGGTACTGGCTGATGCGGTCGTGGGCGACGTTGAGCCACTGCGGCGACTCGTGCAGCAGGATGAAGTCATCGACATAGCGCACGTAACGCCGGGCGCGCACCTGATGCTTTGCGAACTGGTCCAGGCCGTCGAGGAAGACATTGGCGAAGAACTGGCTGCTCAGGTTGCCGATGGGCAGCCCGGTGTCCGCCGGCGCGTTGAAGAGACTCTTGTGCGGCGGCACGCGAGCGAGCAACGCGCGGCTGCCGCGTACCTCGACATCGGCCCGGGGATCGTGGAAAAGAATCGTGTCGCCCAGCGCCAGCCAGAACGGCTCGTGCACGCGCTTCGCAAGCTGAGCGCGCAGGACGTGCTTGTCGATCGCGACAAAGAAATTAGCGAGGTCGCACTTCAGGTAGAACGCTGGCCGGCTCCAGTTCTGGGTGATCGACCGGACGCCATGCTCCAGGCGCTTGGCGGCGTACAGCGTGCCGCGGCCCGGGATGCAGGCGCTGCTGCCGGCAACGAAACTGGCCTGGAAGCGCGGCGCCACATGGTTGTAGAACAGGTGATGGACGATCCGGTCCCGGAAGTCGGCCGCCCACACCTCGCGCGGCTTGGGCCGCGTGATGACGAAGCAGATGGACCGGCCAGGGCGATAGGTGCCGCTGGTCAGTTCATCGAAGAGGGCGCAGAGGTTGCGCTCCAGGTGCTGCTCAAAAGCCTGGCAGCTTGCGCTGCTGCGCTTGTGCTGCCGGCAGTCCATGTAGGCCTGCACGAGCTGCTCGAAGGTAAACGAATTTGAAGCTGCGGACGAACCGGGCGCGGGCCTCGAACTTCTTGTTGTTGTTGTTCTGGTTGCCGTTGTTGAAGTTCTGATTGAAGGCGTTGTTCTCGGAAGACTGCGTATGTTCGCGCTATCCACGTCGCCCTGCCGAAGGCCTTGGCCGATCAGCGGGGAAACTGCGCCAGACCGGACCTGCGCATGCGCAGCGGTATCTGTTGTGCGCCTGGCGGTGCCCTCGTGGGGCAGCGGCGCGACCAGATTCAATTTGCGCACGGGCGTGATGGCCTTGACCGTCATGCTGCAGGCGCCTTTTCGTTTGACGACTTGAGCCAGCCGCCACCTTGCTTGCCGATGCTGTCCAGCAGCTGCACCGATGCGGCCCACACCTTCGGAGAGATGAATCGCATGTCATGGCTCACGCGCAGCAGGACCGTGGTCGCGTGCTGGCGCTTGAGCAATTCCCTGATGACGCTGGCTCGCTCATGCCCGCGGGAGGCATTGGCCAGCGCCATCAGGTCGACCATGTCGGTGCAATGCGTCGTGATCTTCTCGCCCAGTGAGCGCTTGAAGGCACGCGGCATTTCCTTCTGAACATTGAAGGCCAGCGAGACAAGCTCGCATCCCTTCTTGTAGATCGGCAGTTCGGTGTGCAAGGCCATGATCAAAGGACTAAAGAATCAAAGGACAAATCTGCGGACGAACCGGGCGCGGGCCTCGAACTTCTTGCTGCTGCTGCTCTGGGTGCCGAGGGTGAAGAGCTGAATGAAGGCGTCGTACTCGGAAGACTGCGTGCCAGTCCAATGCCAGTTGCTGGTGTCCAACTTGTCGCGCACGTTGGCGTAGAGCAGGGCGCTCTCGAATCGCGTGGGGAGCGCGAAGTCCTTGTGACCATCGGCCTCGATGGTCTTGGCATGCTCCTGCGCCGCCTTCCAGTTGAAGTCTTTCGTCGACGCTTCGACGGCGAGGATCAGGTGATGATCCGGCTGGCCGTCTTCGCCACGGGCGATGCCGCAGTAGATGCCGCCCTGGCCGGGCCAGATTTCGCCGATGGCAGGCGGGGTGGCCTTGCTGGAAGCCAGTGCGGCGGGGACCGACTGGAAGATGGAGGAGAGCAGCGCGCTGACAGCCGCGGCCGGTACTTCGCCGAGATGAATGTGGACGGTATCGATCTTCATTGGGTGACCTCAGAAAAAAGGATTGAAGGACTCAAGCGCTGAGTTGAATCAGACGGACGAACCGGGCGCGGGCCTCGAACTTCTTGCCGCTGCCGTCCTGGCAGCCGTAGAGGAAGTACTGAAAGAAGGCGCTGCACTCGGAAGACTGCGTAGAGCTCCAGTACCAGGCTTCGTCGAAGGCTTCGGCACCGCCCTTGCGGAAGGCTTCGACCTCGGTCTGCGCGGGCGAATCTGCCTTGTAGGGATAACCGGCGGGCACGCTGCTGGCGTTGTCGCCGTCACGGAACGAACTGCTGTTCTCGTAGGCGCTGGGCTTGAGGTAGCGATAGCCCATTTCGAGCACGTCGCGCGCTGGAACGCACCAGTCCGTGTGCCCATTGATGTCGGCTGCCAGCGCCTGCTGCGCGATGGGACTGCCGGCCTCGGCCATGGCGCGCGTGTTCGCCATGCTGTCGAAGCAGCTGGTGGCGTTCGGCACGTCCTTGTAGCTGGGCAGCCAGACGCCCTTCACTTCTCCATGGGCCTTGGGAGCCCATGCGATGGCGCAGAGGAAGACGCCGACGCGAATCTGGCCGCCGTAGAAGCCGCCTTCGAAGGGCGCGCCGATGGTCGAGGGAACGAGGACGGTGGGTTTTTCAGAGTTCACGGTTTTCTCCTGGTTGATGCAAATTGGTGCTTGGGGTCGAAATGGGTTGAGGGTCGAGTTGGTCGAGCGCCCAGCGGAGCGCGCTGAGCTCGGCAACGTCGTAGCTCAGGCACTTGTCTGGGCTCGACTCGATGCGTTGCTGCAGGTGCGCAGCGCGGCGGCGCAGCATTCCGATCCGCCGCTCGCGCTTGCTTTCTGGAGTGCGCTCGCCCATGGTCAAGC